ACGACAGCTAATATCAATAGCTCCCCTATTTGGTGCTATGCATTTAGCACAGGAACACCATCTATGAGCACGACTAAGAGCGGTGATTATAAGGAAGTTCATCTATCTACACCTTATGACTACTATGGACCTTCTATGTTTACAGCTACTATTGACGGTCAGGACTTTGTATTAGGTTCTGGAGCCTATGCAAATATGGTATGGCAGAATGTAGAAGGAACGGATCAATGGTGTGTAACTAATTCTGGTTATTACAGTATCTAATCTTTTTTATAAATAAAATGTTAGGCGAATGTGGCGTTAATCCACACCGAGGACATTTTATGAAGAATTCTGTTAAGAAAGCACCTGTGGAGCCTAAAGAGGAAACTCCACAGGTTTTAAATTATAGTAAAGATTTAGAGGAAATTAAAACATTATTGAAGAAAATTTCTGATCAGTTATCCAAATTAGATATAAGAGGAGGTTTCTAATGGGACATGCTACAGATTTGAATCGTCAAAGAATGAACAAGAGAATTGCTCAGATGCAGTTCCTTTTAGAAAATTTTGAAAAGCCTGAAATTAACATGGGCAATTTTGACAGAATGGAAGTTGAAGAAAATGGCTACTGCCCAACTGGCATAACTATGTCTATAATCAATTTTAACTCTCATGCTAAAGAGTATAATTATACTACAATATCGTCGTTCATGGCTAAAATACAGACTTATCTCCCTAAAGATTTAAGAATAACTACGTATAAGAAGCAGAGAAAAGACGAAAAAGAAAGTCCGCTTTGGAATCCTAGAAATATAAACGAAACAAAGCCAGATGAAATTGGCGAAGAAACAAAAGAATATCTTGACTTGATGGTTGACTGGTTTACTGCAATGAAAGCTAAATGTCTGAATGATTTGACGTTTAGTTATATTGTACAAGGTAAGCCGCAATATATCGAAGTAATGAAAAGACGCTGGAAAGATACTTATTCTGAAAAAGTCGAGCAGGAAGTACAGGCTGCAGTAAAGAGTGATAATCAGATTAATTTGATTTTTGAAGAAGCATAATGGATATACACTATAAACTTTTTAAACACCAGAAAGAACTTCTGGAGTGCAAAGAGGACATGATCTATCTACGAGCAGGGCGAGGTAGTGGAAAGTCCTTTATCGCGTCTCTAATCGCGGTTATTGCACTATTAAAAGGTCAACGTGTATTGATTATGGCACAGGACTATAGAGCACTCACAGAAGTTATTATGGCTGAGTGCATTCAACGTCTTTATGAAATTCTAAAACCAGGTGAATTTGAAGTTCATAAGGTATCAATGAAAATAACTTATGGCGAGACAGGCGTCATATATTTCTCGTCATACTCCAATATGGATTCAGTTCGTGGTTTTTCCAGGATTCAGTTGTCCATTCTTGACGAAGTATGTCTAGCCCCGCCAAATCTTTATGAAGTATTAGCTTATTGTCAACGTGACCTTGATGAAGACCCAAGAATTATTATGTGCTCAACTCCTAGACCAGCTAACTGGGTAACGTCATTCGTAAAAGATAGAAATATCAAAGTCATTACAGCTAAAACTTCTGATAACAAAAAGATTAAACCTGCTGAAATCGAGTTGATGAGAAAAACTTGTCTATCCGAAGAACAATGGCTACGAGAATTTGAAGGTGTTGAATGTGAAGACAATAATTCTGGCGTATTGTTTACTGATGACCTTTTAGAAGCTGCTCCTATGTCTGGTAGCTGTATTGCGATAGGTTGCGACTTGTCTGGTTTTGGTAAAGACTGTAACTGTATTGTTGTCAGAAAAGGTAATACAATAGTCAAGATTATCAGAAAGGTTCTAGCTTCTGCAAAAGATTTGTTTGCAGATTTAAAGACTATTATTCATGAGTATGGCATAAACAATATTTCACATATCGCAATAGACATGGCTTATGGTCAAGGTCTTTATGAATTATTGATGGATTCTGATTATAAGAGTTTTACATATTTAATTCCATTTGGTGGTTCTCCAGAAGACCCAGCTTATTTAAATAAACGTGCTGAAATGTATGTTAATGCAAAACGTTATATTACAGAACATGGTATTAATGGAATTGATGATAGAATGAGAGAAGAACTGAAAGCTACACGTTATGAACTCTCGGCTCATGACAAGGTTCAGTTAATAAAGAAAGACGATATTAGATTAATTTTAAAACGTTCTCCTGACAGTGCAGACAGCTTTGCTTTGACTTTTGCGATGGCTGATATGCCTAGAGGTCTTATTTTGGAAAGAAAATCAAGACAAGGTGCATTTATGGAGTAAAAATACTTTTATAAATATAAAGTTGCGAACATGGCGCTTACCATGCAGAGGATAAAATATTATGAATGAAGACGAAATCAATACCGGCTCAATCGAAAACACTGAGGCTGAAGGTGATAAGGTTGAACAGATAGAGATTCCCGCTGAAGATTCGGCCCAGCAAACCGTTTCCGAAGAAAGTAATGTGGTTCAAAAGGGTGAACCGAGGAAGACATACACTAAGGAAGAACAACAGGCATATTCTTTCAGAAAGCAGCTTGGAAAACAAAAAGCTAAGTATGAAGGTCAATATAACCAGTTGCAGGCCCAGTATAACGAGCTCTTAGCACGACTCGATAGATTGGAAAATCCAGATAAGTATGCTCCGCTGAACAGAAATCAATTCCAGGACGACGATTCCTATATTGATGCTATAGTGCAGCAAAGATTCGACAACATGTGGAATCAGAAATTGCAAGAAGCACAGCAGAAGTATAGCGAACAGGCAAAACAGGAACAAGAAGTTCAGGCTTATAAGACAAGACAGGATGATAACGTCAAAAAGTTATTTAAGACTCCTGAAGCAGAACAACAGTATAGACAAGCTATCGGAACTGCTCTTCAGAATGGATTAGGCGAACTGATTGACGAGGACAAGGAAGTTGCCCAGTATATCATGAGGTCTGATTTAGGTCCGAAGATTCTTTATGAATTTGCTACGAAACCTGAAGAAGTTGAAAAGATGTTCAATGACAACGTTACACCAATGGATAGACAGTTCATGATTAGGGACTTGGAAAACCGTTTACGTAACGAAATAAATAAACCATCGGTGCCAGTCATCGGAAAGCCGGGACTTGGTACAGAGGCTAAACAAGGTTCAATTTTCGATTCTGACGATTCAATTTTGAACTATTTAAGAACACATTAACATTTCATAAAGGAAACATATTATGGCAGATGTAACAAATCATGGCACATTTTCAAACAACAAGAAAGTAAAACTCATCGCAGGCGAAGTCTATGACAACCTTCCGTATTTAAAGAAAGCTCATTCCTACATGACGCAGGGTGAACTCGAAGGTAAGAAGTATGGTAAGACTTATTCTGTTTATATTCCTGACCCGGGTGAAGTTAGCGACGGTCTCGAAGCTAATCCGGATAACATCAATGAAGTTGAAGTTGCTGTTACTCTTCAGAACAAGAACACTTCTGTTCAGCTCGATGCATGGAATAAGTTAACCAACATTGAATCTTTCACCAACGAAATTGCAAAGCCGCGTGGTATCAAGCTCGCACGTTCTGTTGAAAAGGACGCTATCGACCAGACCGTTCCGAAGGCTTTCCAGGTAGTTTCTGGTGATGCTTCTTTCAAGACTCTTACGGATATGTCTACGTCTCTTGACGAAGTTGGTGTTGCTGGTACCAAGGTAGCTTTCGTTAAGCCGTTAGTTGCTGGTACTATTGCTAACGGTGGTCTCGCAAACTTCATTCCGTCTGAAATCCAGTCTAAGATTTATAAGGACGCTTATTTAGGCCAGTATGCTGGTGCTTCTGTTATCACAGAAAACCTCATGCCGATTGTTAACGTTGCTGGTACTGAAACTGCTTCTGTTGCAGCTACTGCAATTACCGCTATGGAAGGTACTGCTACTGTTACTGCAGGTTATACTGTTGCTGTTACTGACAACTTCCCGGGTGTTCCGTTCAAGCTCAATGCTAAGATTGTTGGTGTTGACGGTATGGAAACCGATCAGGACCTCTATGTTATCGCAGATAGCAATTCCGCTGTTCCTGAAATCCGCATAGCTGTTAAGGGTCACAACATCAATAACGCTAATGCTTGGGTTGAAGCTGGTGAAACTCCTTCTGCTGCAACACTCGCTGTTGCTGCTGGTAAGTATGCTCTCGGTCAGTGCCGTACTGAAGACGCTGTTGGTTTCGATAAGTATAGCTTCGCAGACCTTCCGGGTTCTGAGAACGTTACTGAATCGGTTAACAACGTTTCTATCAAGATGTCCACTTATGGCGATGGCAAGAGAATGGAAACCTTAACTCGTTTGGACCTCCCATACGCAGTTACCCTTCCGGATCCTCGTAAGGCTGTAGTTGGCTACTTCAAGATTGGCTAATTTAAAGTGAAATAACGATTATAAAAGGTTAAGGCTTAGTCCTTAGCCTTTTTTATTTTTTAGTCATTGTAGAAATAATCATGCTTTAAAACTTCAAATATTTCAAATAAAGAAAGTTCAGTATAATGACTATCAGTTTTAAATACCATATCAAACTCATCATTATATTCGTCCACAATTTTTGTATCACGATATACAGTAATTTTTTTAGTGTTATCAGTTTTAACTTTTGTTACATTAATATAATCAATTCCAACTGTTATAGTTACATTTTTTATCGTAGTTTTTTCATAGTCCATCGCTGGGCAAATATATGTACGTAAATTAAAATAATTATTTGTGAGTTCACATTTAGCCATAGCAAAAGCCACTGCAATGAGTATAAGAGTGATAATTTTCTTCATTTGATTACCTCATTTTTGATTGTTTACAGGTATAATATAGGTTATTTTTCGCAACATTTAAACCCTATATACTCAAAAAATTATAGTCAGATAACCCTAATAAATAAATATAGAAATGCTAATATGAGGTTTAAATGATAACTGTAAACGCTTTAATTAACCAGTGCTTTCAGAGATGCTCATTGATTGGAGATGGCCAATCCTGTTCTGGTACTCAGGCTATGCAAGGACTCAATGATTTAATGTGTCTCATAGCTGAGTTAAATGGACAGAATTTGATTCTTTCTGATGTAGAAACAGTTAACTGTTTTAAGACTGGTGGAAGAATTAGAATTATGGAAAAATTACCAGAAGGTTGGTATGAATTAGATAGTTGGCCAACTGATTTAACAAACTATAAGCCTGGTTGTGTATTAAAAGTAGGCAATGAATTTAGAACGGTTAATGTTGAAGATCAAATAAAATATACAGTTCCAATGAACGGTTTTGATAAATGGCCAGATTTAATTATAGAGCCGTTGATAGATAGAGTTGTTACATTGTCAAGAAAGCTTGGTGTGCGTTATATCCAGCTTTTACCAGCAGAACGTCAGCTTTTAGATTCTAAGACTAAGATGGGTCTTCCTGTGTTCTATACATGTGAAACTCAATTAGAAAAAATTAAAGTTGTTGATACTGAATACAATTATGAGGTTTTCATTATCGAAACAGATTCTGTGCAACCAATCGAGTATAGAATTACATATCTTAAGAAAATTCCAGAATATAAATTAAATGACCGTCTTTATTTCAGTGAAAAAATTATTTCTATTCTTGAAGATGGTATTTGTTCTAAACTTTGCTTACGTTATAAGTTATTGGATGTCAAACCTATATTTGACGAGGAATTTGCAAATGGCGTAAGATTACTGAAGAGAACCAACAATTCTAACCGTCCAATGACCTATGAAGGTTTTGAAGGAAGCTATTTAGACAATTTCTATAATGGTTTTGCTCCAAATCAATGGTAACGAGGTAATTAATGCCAGAAAATAAAATTACATATTCATTCGTAGGTAGTTCTGCGAAAACAAAAAATCCTAATATTCAGGGTGCAGCTATTTCCAGAAATATGTATTCTGGTTTTAACGGCTCCAAGGACGACGCTAGACGTTTCATGCAAAGCTGTCCTGGAATAAAATTCCTGATGTCTTTAGGTGATGATGCTCAGATAGACGGTATGTATGTTCCGTCTACTGGCTTATCTATTACAAACTTTACACCGTCCTTGTTCGTAGCCTATAAAGGTAATATCTATAGAATAGATAATTCTTATGAGATAGAAGTTATAGGCTTCTATACATCTGGTAATAAAGTAGAATTTACAGAGTCAGCCGGTGAACGTGATGTTTTAATGTGGGTTGACGGTGTTTCTATTTACGGCTATGAATTAAAGAATGGTCAAACTGTAAACATAACTTTACCTAAAAGAATTACAGAAAATGCCTATGTAAAACCTACTCATATAGCCGTTGTTTCAGGTTCTATAGTTATCAATGACCTTGGTTCTGGCTATGTTTATTATTCTAAGCCATATCCGCTTTCGCAAGAAAAAAGAAACATATTTAATATTGTCGACGGTAAGGTTCAATATAAAGGTGACGGAATTACTGTAGATACCAGAGAAGTTGATTCTGGTGAATATTGCTTCTTAGATGATTATGGCGTTCAGATGTATTTCAATGCTGAATCTTCTTCTGATAAAGTTACAGCAGTTTATTCTGTTGGTTCTTTACTCACACTTTACGGTCCGTCTTCTATTGAATTCTGGATGAGAGGTGACGCCGAATCTTATCAGACTTGGCAAAGAACTTCTTACACAATCAATAAGGAACAAGGTCTTGAAGCTAAGTATTCTTTGGCTTCTGTTAACCAGACACAGTTCTGTATCGGAACAGGTAAGGCTAATGCAAAATGCGTTTTGATGATTGAAGGAACTAAGGTTACAAAAATTTCTGAAGAATGGCTGGATAGAATCCTTAATGATAACGAGATTTCCAATACACGTGCATGGACCTATTCCAAGAATAACCATAGCTTCTATATCTTTACGATAAGCAATGAAACATATTGCTACGATATAATGACAGGTGAATGGCATATTAGAAGCTCACGTAACTTCTATAATTCTAAGAATAAGCCATATATGCCTTTATACGCAGTATGGTTCAATAACAAGATTATTACTGGCTGTTGCGAAAACGGTAATCTGTATATCCTTGATGAAAATTATTATAAGGAAGATTTCAATGCCACTGATAGTTTACCTTTATATCGTGTTAGACAAACTCCTGTAATCACAGCAGATTATAAGCCGTTTGTATTATATCAGATTTCTTTGGAATGTAATGCAGGTAGCATTGAAAATTACGGTAAGCTTTCAAAATGTCTTTTACAGATGAGTAATGATGGTGGTTATACATTCGGTAATGTTATCGACGCAGGACTTGGCGAACGTGGTCAATATTCTGCAAGATTAAACTGGCTAAACTTAGGCAGGACTAGACAATGTGTAATTAAGGTCATGTTCTCGGAAGATTCTGATTTTGTTATTTCTGATGCAAGTATAAGATTCCAGATTCTTAATACGCCAGTTTAAGGAGTCAATATGATTATTAACCAGACTAGCAAAATAGAAGATATATTACAGGCTGTAAAGGGAACATGGGCTGTTTCGACCGATAACGGTTGGAAATGCACGGAATGCGGCGAAATTAAATTCTATAAGAAATTATGTGAAGAAGGCAATAACGTGTTGCCATCTTCTTTTATGAAAAATAGAACAGATATTGTTCCTTATATGGTTTATGAAAAAGACAAAGTTTCAGGTGGTATTATTACACTTCAAGACCAGTATATAACTCTAGAAGCTAATGCCCTAGTAGTTATTATGATGGTATAAATATAAACAGGAGATTAATTTATGGGATTTTTAGATGTAGTATCAAACGTATTCGACCCAGGTGACGTTTTCGGTTACCGCGGTGGTAAGAACGTTTCTAAAGCTAATGGCGCTTTGGACGAAGCTTACAAAGCTGCAGAAGATGCCGCAGGTAAGAACGCAAATCTTTATTCACAATATATGAATAAAGTCAATAATGCTTATGGCGGTGAAGCTGCAAAAATGGGTGACAGAGTAGCTGCCCTTGAAAATTTGGATGTTTATAATCCTGGTCAGTTTAGCTATGACAAGGACGTAAACGATTTCTATTCCAAAGCTGCAAATCAGAGAGTTAACAAAGCCACTAATGCTATTACCAATTCTATGGCTAATGCTGGTAACATGTTCAGTTCTGATTATACTGATGCTCTTGCAGCTAAGCAGCAGGCTTTGGCTAGTGAAGAATGGGATAAAGCTTTTGACAGATACCAGCAGGATAGAAGCCGTGCACTTCAAGAATTTAGCACTAATGCTAATATTGGTCAGCAGACTTATTCTAACATGTATAACAAGAATAAAGACTTGTTAGGCATATCCCAGAACGCACAGGATAACACTTTGAATGCTTTTGGTGCATATACACAGGGTCTTGCAAATAACAACTCTATGCTTGCCCAGAATGCAGCAAATATCGCACAGGGAAAAGCAGCTAACCAGATGACGCAGAACAAATCACTTTTAGGCAAAATATTCGGATAAGGAGATAAAAAATGATACCTTTAATTATGGCAGCAATTTCTATGGCACAGAAGAAGGCTCAATCTGAAAATCAGGACCTTCAGAATCAGGCTAATGCACTTCGCCAGAACCAGATTCAGATGGCTCCGCAAATGCAGATGCCAACAATTAATTCAGTATTTGGACAGCGTTAATGAGTATAGGCGGTTGGTTCAAGGGCATGTTAGCCCGTGTATTTGGAGGAAATCAGGTCGGAAGGTCTGATCTTCCTGGCAATATTGTAGAAAGGGGTGTTGATTTCAATTATCCTGTTATTTTTGTTCCTGGTCCGCCTAATCATAATGCTTCTCGTAATAGAGATATTAATGACGCTGCTTTACCTTTTACACCTGAAGAATATAAGAAAATCAAAAACGAAATAGAATCTCGTCAAGATTTGAATCCATTGATGAAGCAGGAAATGCTTAAAGAAGTTATCAAACGTAATCCTAAATGGGTTCCTGAAGTAAATACACAGCCTAAAGAAAAACTTAATCCATCTTCTTCTGCAATTAGAAGTTTACGTATTACTCCTGATAATAAAATAAAAATTCAATTTGCAAACGGTTCTAAAGAATATACTTATACTGGTGGAAATACAGTAAGAGAAGCAGCTCGTTCTGTTCTTGATTTGATTAACAGTCCTAGTATTGGTCAGGCTTTAAATAGAAGGGTGGCTGGAAGCTGGTCACAGAGACATTATGATGCAGGGGCAGCTGGTTAAATAAATAATAAGAGGTTTTAAAATGGCTTTACAAAATAACTTTTTACCACAGACAAGCTTAGTATTTGGCGTCAGAGACTTTGCTCCTCAGATTGAAGCTAATGCTAAACAGGATCGTGAAGGTTTACAGAACTTTGCAAAATTATTGATGCAAGGACATGATTATTTAAATTCCAGAGAACAGGCTAAGCTAATGGAACAGGATTCTAAGAGCAAGAAAGATCTTGAAGCTTCTATTGCGAAAGACCAGGCTGAACTTGCAAAATTACAGAAAGATTTGGCTAAATTAAAGGGAGGGGTATAATGCCGTTCGATTGGAGATTTAGAAATTTTAAGCGTGACTCACAGCCTTTTCTTAATGGCGCTGTTATAGATGCAGAAAATGCACGTAATAACTTAGTACAAAATGCTGGCAACAGTATGGAAGGCTATACGCCTTTGGAATCTACACTTGCTGCACAGGCTATGGAAGGTTATAAACCTGTAGTTCCTGCTACACAAGGTCAACTCGCAGCTGGTGCAAGTCAGGCTATGCAAGGTTATACTCCTAACAGCGTAGGTCGTCCGTTTGTTCCTAATGATATGCATGGCGGTATGGGACAACCTGATTTAGAAGGCTATGGTGAAAGTTTACAAGCTGCTTCTGATGCAGTTGTCCAAGCACAATCTAGAGAACAACAGATTGCAGATAAGGAATCTCAGATTGCAGCTTTAGAGAAGCGTATTGCTGAAAATCAGGCTAAGTTAAAAAATTGGAATGGTAGTGATGTTGCAAATAAGATTGCAGCATTAGAAGCTCGTAAATTCTTTAGTCAAGACCCAACCTCTATTTGGAGATGGAAGAATGAACGTGATGAAGCTAGACGTCTAGCAAATGAACAGAAGAATACTTCTGATAATGTTGTTCGTGCAAATGCTCTATTTGAAATTAAGAATGATTTGGATTCTATAATTGTTGATGAATCTATGACTTCTCAAGACCAGAAGGCATATTTGAGTAAGTTATCTAACCTTAAGACTTTAGCGCAGAAAAATAATCTTCCTACTGATGCTATTGATAAGAAAATTAAAGAAGTTAAAAGAGAAACTGAACAGCCTACAACAAATGTTGAATCTAAAGAACAATTAGATACTTCTGATTTTAGTGGAACAGATATTGAAAAAAATGATTCTGCTGCTCAAGTTATTTTAAACAGTAAAAATCCATCAGTTCAAGATCTTGATAAAGTTATTCATGGTAACGTTAATAGAGATTTAAAAGTAAAGGCTAAAAATCTCAGGGAAGAAGTAATAAAGAAAAATAAACAAGCAGAAGAAGATGCTAAAAAAGAACAAAGGCTTTTAGGCAAGAAAAATCTTACATCTAAAGAAATCCAATTTATGGAAGGTCGTAAGGATGTTAAAAAACATTCTGATGATTATGGTAATATTTGGTTTACAAGAGGTTCATTCTAATGGCAACAGAAAGAAGACAACAAATTATTGACTGGCTACGTGACAGCGGTAATCCTCGTGCTGAAGAATTACTGAATTCTCTTGCACAGATGAACACCGATGAATGGGAACAAAAGCATAGACATGATTTGCGTAAAATCATGGGTTATGCTGATATTGAAAAAAATACTTTGCCTTTACGTGACCGTGCTAGAGGTGAATTTGATACTTATGTAGATAATCCAGAATGGTATATCAAAGGAAAAGCTGCAAAGCTTGGTGTCAATATTGACGACTTGAAGAAAACACTTGGTGAACTTCAGAAAGAAAAGGAATATTTCGAAGGTCGTGAACGTCGTAAGAAAGAAGTAAAAGAAGGTTTCAAATGGAACTTCGCTTCTGACTGGGCTAAACAGCGTTATATCGATACACCAGAAAAATCTTACTGGGCAAATCCAGAATTGTCAGTTGAACATATTCCGGATATTGCTGATATAGCTGCTGGTACTATTGCTGCTGGGGCTGATTTCCTTCCTGGAATTGGAGGAACATTTGCTGGTCCTACTATTCGTGCTGGAAGAAATGCAGTTCAAGGACAAAACTTTGGTGATGTTATGACAAACTTTGCTGCAGATGCTGGTGCTAATGCAGGTGTCGATTACTTACCAACTTTGATTCTTAATAAAGCTCGTAAAGTTGCACAAAAAGGCGCTACGCAAATAGAACAATATGCTTCTTTGGGAAATGATATTGATGCGTCTGAAAAAACATTAAATGCTGCTCGTGATATATTCAAAAAAACAAAGACTACAAAACTTCGTAAATTAGAACCTAATGAAATTAGTAAACTTAAAGCTAATATAGAAGCATTACCAGACAGTCCAGCAAAAAGAGATATTCTTAATATTCTTAATCAGAAACCGACAGAAGTATTAGATACATTTAAAGATAATTTAAATAATATTCCTGGTGTTGATGCATATAAGATGCGTAAAAATCTCAAAAAACAAGGATTTAAATTTACTGCTGATCCATCAGCGAATTTAGCTAAAGCTAACGTTTATACTGAAGCTGCAGACTCTCAGATTAAGCAAGCTAAGAATGTTCCTGATGCTAAATTTAATCCATACGACAAACAAGGTCAGTTTAGAAAAGACGATACTTGGAATACTGAATTAGGTCAGACTATTCTCAAAAGAAAAGCTTTGGGTCAAGGTATGTCTAAAGGTGCTAAAATTGGTGCTAAGGCATATCAAGTTGGAACTAAAGTCGGTCCAGGATTAGTAAAGACTTCTGATACTATTGCTGGTAAAAGACAACCAGTTAAACAAGATCAAAACAGAGCTGATATTGACTGGTATAAGGAAAATTATGCCAGAGACTGGTCAATGGGTTTCGCTCCTCATGGTCGTGAAGATGAACCTATTATGAAAGCCTATAGAGAATGGCAGAATGAGAACCGTTCTCCTAGCATCTCTGATGTCTTCTATTAAAAGAAGATACCGTCAATGATAATGATGACCATGAAGAAAACTCCGAACACAGACCACATCTTAGCTTGGAACTTCATGGTGTTTTCATTTTGACGAGCAATTCTTTCTTCGATTTGAGCTTCAGTCATGAACATTGTTGTCTCCTTATTGATTACATGATATAATATAGAAAAACCCGTGACTATTGTCAACGGGCATTTAGAGGTAATTTTATTTCAGACACCTATTAATAAGCAGGTTTTTCAGACTGAGTAATTCAAATTCCTTATCAAAATCTTTACGAAGGTCATCCAGAACATAACTGGGTGACTTTTTACTATAGCATTCCCAGAATATAGACTCTTTATCAAGACCTCGTTCTAGCCAATAAATTATAATTTGACGTGTTTGATTAGACATTATCAGCAATCTCCGTCATTTTGTCGTCCCATTTTTTATATGCTGCAACTGCTTCGTCAACTGTCATACCATCATACTTGCCAAGAGCAACTCTGAGGCAGAAAGTCTTATATTGAACTGTTTGAACAAGTCCCATATAATTATAGACGTTGAGGAAAGCCTTACGAAGACCTTTAAATTTCTTCATGGCGATTTTCATGTAATTATCTTTTGTTACGTTCATATTCATATTTCAAATATAGTAAAAAGGGTGTCATGTGTAAACAGTAAAGTGAGGCAAAAGTAAAAACACAGACACCCTTTTCATTATGGCAAGTTACAAATTTCCCCACAGATAACCAATTACATTTTCACCATCAAGGAAGTCAGACCAAGTCTTTATCCAGCTGTTACGTTCATGCCAAAGTTCATAATTACGTTCGATTGCCTTCCTAATACGATCAACAGTAGTGTCATCTGGATCTTCGTAGTCACAATTGATAAGCTGAGACTTAAAGAAATCACGTTCGTCTTCCTTCCAGGAATCGATAAATGCTTGCTTAGCTTCTTCAAGTTCACGTTCTAATCTTTCTTCTTCAGCTTCGCGTGCTAAACGTTCTTCTTCAGTTTCATACCAGTCAAAATCAATATTATTATCGCATGCACGAACGAAGGTATGTGTCTTGAGAAATTCCTTAATCATTTCCTTCTTTGCTTCATCTTCATCAGTAAATTCAATTGGTCTTTCAGCTTCATAAAGCCAGAGCCAATATAAAGCTGGTTCTTCTCGCCAAGAATCATCATCACCATCATAATCACTATTATCTGGATAGGCATAGAATTCACCATTTGGGTCTTGATATACGGGTTCTACATATGAATAAACACTTCTGTTACCTTCACTATCTTTCTCGATGATGGCCGGGCAATAATCATAACCATTCATATATTTGCCGTTGATTGCGAATTCTCTCATTTTTTACCTCATTGTTTGATTGTTTACGTGTTACAATATAGAAAAAGTCCCAAGGTTTGTTAACCCTAGGACATAGATAATTTTATTTCAGACACCCTATTCAGTTTTCAGACCACTTGTATCTATATTGAGTGATTTAAAGAACTCATCCCATTTCTTTAACGATTCTTCAAATATATCATCTTCATGTTTGATTTCTTTTTTTGTCATGGAATCAATTAAATTACGATAATTTTTTCGCATTTCCATTTTGTGGTCATAATCTGGGTCAGTTTTATCGAAATTATATTGTGTATAATAATTTCTATCAATCCAACTTAATGCTGATTTATGTGCACCTTCTTCTAATTCTTTTAATTTTTCATCATCTGGTTCCTCACCTTCAAATGCTTTATGACAACCAATAAAATATTCTAAATGATCTTTTATTGAATTATCTAATGCTTCTATAATATCTTTATCAGCATATTTTCTAATATATTCTTCTTTTACATATTTTGTCATATTTTATTCCTTTAAATAATATTTTCCAACCATAGTAAAGCTTCTTTGAATGTATCAAAATATTGTGTTTCTACTGGATTTTTCATAAGATTATGACACATCCAATGTTTCCATTCCGGGTGATCATTTGTTTGGTTTTCTTCAATTTGTCCAACAATCTGTTCGTCTTGAAGAATATCAATTAAATCTCTATTACAATGTACATCAATAGTTGTTTTCATTATTATCTTTCCTTTAAATAAATTTTTGATTTGGCGGTGTTAAAGCTATTAAATATTTGTTGATATGGTCATTGCTTTCCATAAACTCACCATTATTGTTTATCCAGTCATATTGATATTCCAATATTTCTTTCCAATGTTCTTTGACATTCTTGAAGACTGTTTCTAATTGTTCTATTGTAGGATTTACTGGAACTTTACAATAGGGATGTAATACTTCATAAGGTGAATAATCAAAAATAGTTCCAATTACTATAGCACCAATTGCAAAACCTTCAGCACATTTTAAACGAGATTTAGCTCTATTGAAATCATTTTCTTGTAATGGAGCCAGTATAATATCAGGCTGCATTCTTGTCATGAAAGCTGCATAGTTTGGAGTATCTTGCCATGGAGAAGTTTCAATCATTTCATGAACTGGTCCCAAAAAATAAGGTTTGTCAGCCATTGCATGCAACTGTATTTTCTGTTCTTTAATTTCCTTTATCAAGAACTCTGGCCATTTTCCTGTATAGTCTCCTCTCAAAGCAGTAACGCCACCTGGAAATTGCTGAGATATAGGCTGCGGCATTCTATAGTGTTGCATTCCAGACGGTATAATACATAAAGGTTTATCTCTAAAGAATGTCTTTTTATTTGCACTATACATGCTCTTTGGAGCAGCGTTTTCTATTACCTTTACATTCCAATAATTATAGTCTTTATTGAGTTTACGACGCATAAATTCAGTCGTAACAATCATTCTATCGAGATATTTTAAAGACTCTCTAAAAATATGTTCGATTTGGTCCCAAGGTCTAGGCTGTAAAGAACTCATATTATAATCTGGAATTATGTTCCACCAAGCATCATCTATTTCTCCGACAATTCCATATCCAAATTTAGGCTGTAATTCAGCATATCTTTTAATCCAGTCTAACATAGGTTGGCTACATGGTCTTTGAAATAAAATACATTTACATCTAACCATTAAATTACCGTCAAATATCGGCATTGGAGAAATTACTACCTTAGTATTAAAACAAGCATTTGCGTTTATATGGTTAGCCATAGTTGCAATTCTATGCCAATAACAACCACCTGAACCGCCCATTTCTGGAGTAATAACCAAAACAATATCTTTATTCATTAAAATGCTCCTTCTGTCTTAACTAATTGTGCAGGGAATACAGGAACTTGTGAAGCTACATTTTTCCAATACATTGTAGCGAGTCTTTCGGCTAAAAACGATAATATTCTACATTGATATTCAGGGTCATTATTACGGTCCTTGTTATCTCGCACATAATTGCCTTCTGTGACCCTTTTCATGACGTCCTCGTATGTTTTACAGTTCATCAATTCGAGAGTCCTGGAGAGCACTGTATGCAAGAAATTGAAGTAGTCTTTAAATTGACCTTCATGCATGACACCTATAATATATGGAATCAACATATTGCTATTTAACGTCTGTTCAAAAGAACCAACTAGCATCGGATATTTTTCTTTAAGAGCTTCTGCACAGATTTTAAGATCTTCTAAATTATGGTAATAGTCATATTGCTGAGCTAATGTGCATTGCATGAAAATAGGCTGTGCTACATAAATTCTTCTATAACAGTCGTCATCAAATCTACGCCTATAGTGATTGAAATAATACCAATGTTCCATAGGATTTCTAGTTCCATTTGTTACTTCATCTTCATGAGTAATAATCTTGTCATAAACTATCTTCATACCAGCCATTTCACTCCATAATCTATGATCTAAATCTGAAGTGGTATTGTCGATAACTTCATATCCAGATGGAGGAGTAATTGGTTTATGTGTAAAAATTATATAATTATCCATTAGTTCTCCTTCTTTATGTAACTTCTTTTTTCTGACCATCTTAAATTCTTTACATTATTGTTATGTGGATTTCCATCTAAATGTTCTACACCCTTTAAATTATTCGGATTAGGAATAAAGGCTTCTGCAACCAATGTGTGGATATATTTTCTTTTACCTTGGATGATTATATTTCTATAGCCCTTATAGGTATATCCGCCTTTATATTCAGTGCCATCGCTTATATTAAAAAGTTTACCTTCTTCTGTCAGAATGAACTTATGTCCAGCCATAACCCATTTGATACCTTGCTCTTCAAAAGCTGCACTAAGTTTGTTTATATTATTTTGCTTTCTTTCGTCTCTTTTCTTTTGCCAGTATTGCTTATAATATTTCATTATTTCTGGGTTATTCTCTCTATACTGACGCTGCATTTCTCTCTGGTAATTTCTATAATCTTCATCGCTTCTAAGCTGTTCTATACCTGTTGCAGTCATACCGCTTTTTCTTTTGTTTTCTGCATATTCTCTATGCTTTCTACGTCTTTTCGGTGTCCAAGATTTTATCTGAATTTCACCGATTTTAGCTCTAGTCTCTTCATTCAAATGCAATAAACGATGTTCTCTCTTTGTAAGAAAAATGAACTCTTCTGGTGGCCTATTGTAATATAATCCTCTAGCTTTCAAATCGTCTCTGCTATATTGATTATTGCCGTTCTCGTCGAGTTCCAACCTATGATGACAACACCATACTTGGCTATCATCGTTTATTGCTTTTTCGTAATTTTCTATTTGCTCTGGAGTTGAGCAGAATCTTTTTATTTGTTTTCCAATCATCTTCCACCTTTTATAATTATTTTATTTTAACATTTTATTTATAAAAGATAGTAAATTTTTTCTTGCAAACGCTAACTATTTAATTTTTCCATTTTTTCTAGTATAGGAATTAGTCTTTCAATTCTTTCTCTCCATTGTGTAGGCTTAGACTTAGAAAATAAAAAATGAACACACTTATGTGTCATCTGGTTAAGAAATACAAAATTATCCTCGTTGCTTAAATCTTCATAGTTAGCTTCATCTAAATCACAATGATGTAGATTAGCCATACGGGTTAATTTCTGACCGGTAACAGGGTCTATAATCTGTTTTTTTCTCATATAATCTCTAAATTCTTTCCATTTTTTAGTAGCTCTGAATTTAGTCTTTGCTGATTGATTACTCTTCCCACGCATCTTTGTCAACTCCATAAAGCAAGGCACAATGTTCATCCGTTAATTCGTTCCAAGGAACTCTACACCAACGGCTGTCATTATCTTGTCCCAAATATAGCTTAATAGCATTATTAGCTAATTGTGTAACGTATGCAAAAGCCGATGTGTCCATTAGTTCGTTATAGCGTGTTAAGTACTTGACTTCAGTCAACATGATTTCCTGTATTAAGTCTTCTTTTTCTTCAGGCTTAAATTGGAAACATGCTACTCTACCTTGGACAATCTTGTAAACTGCTTCGAAAAGTTTACGTTCACAAATCCTGAACTCTGGTGTCATTCTCCTAGGAGTAGCATAAAGTTCGCGTCTTTTCTTAATCCACTTGGCTGTGTTCTCGTCAATTCCACGTTTCTTAGCTATTGTCTTTTCGTATTTGTCTAGCCATTCACCTGTTTCATTAGGGTTATGCTCTAGCCAATATACCAATAATTCTTTCAATTCTTTGTTGTTTACATAATCTGTAGTTTTCTTTCTTCCCATTTTGTTAACCTCTGTAACTATAATATAGCAAACATTTGGCTTTTTGTAAATAAAAATTTACAAAATTTGATTTTTTTATGGGGTTTACAAGATTACAACTTTTTGCTATATTAGTGTCATAAATAAATCGAGCGATTGATGAGCACCACTCTTAGTCGATTGTTTTATTAAAAATAATTTTTTCTTCACATAGTAAAGAAGGGATCTTCGGTAAAGTGGTGCTTATCGGAGATCCTTTTATTATGCTTAATTTAGACACTAAAAAACAATATTTGTTCATGATCCCAGTAAATGTTAACGGTTTAGTTAACAGTGTTTTCTATTATTTGCAACATAATAATAAACAAGATATAACAATAGAACAGGTAAAAGAATTCTTCAGAACTATGCATGTATTAGATTTTCATATTTTTAAAACTGAAAAAATGCTGCAAAATAAAGAATTCTGGAGTATTATTCTTCCTAGAGTCATGACGATATATCAGATGTATTTCAGAGACGCTATGACATATTTTGAATGCGACTTTCTGATTTATAATAAGTTTACAAATGATATTGAAATGTCTGTCAGTAAGATGTTAAACTCTTCAATAAGTGTAAAATGCCCATATTTTAACAGAAACGCACGTTATGACCACGATTATCTTATGGAGTATGTTTGCATGGGTAAACAGAATAAAGAGCCCTGGTATGTCTCTATGTTCAATTTAAGACATGCTGTAATGTTAGACGAGATTGAATCATTTATTCCTAGAATTTACGGTGGTAAAAAATTAACACCTTTTACTACCGTGTATAACAGAGCTAATGTTCAATTTATTATGGATGAAAAAATTGGAATTGCTGTTGGTAGAATAATAAACGATATGATAAATGCAAAAGAATTTTTATATGATGTAATGCAATATTATTTTGACGATGAACAAATAAACAATTTTCTACGTTACATAAGAGTTCACAAAATAAGATGTGTACCGCAGTGGTATAATGATCGATATAATAATAATATAAACATACAAAAATTCTTTCATTATACCAATATGGTACACTTTGATAATTTAGAGTATTGTAAAGAATATTTTACTGCATATATTGAAAATTGTTATGCATGTCATTAAGAAGATTCTATTATTATACCATTATGGTACATTTTAGAAAATCAGAATAAAAATAAACTTCAACAGCACGTTAAAATTATTTCTATATTATAGACCATGAGAACGTTAAAAGGAATTATTACAAAATCCACATATAGTTATAAAACAGGTATAAAGCACGTAACAGTAGTCAAACCAGAAGACTATGTTGAGCCAGTAAAGACGAAGCATAATAAAAATGTTTCATACGACCCTTTCGCACGTCAATCATGGCAACGTGGTGGTTATCTGAAAAGGATATATGGAAAATAATAAATAAAATACACTGCCTTCCAGTCTATTGTTTCCATTTATATCACTCATTTCACTTCAAGATTGGATAGGCGGCGATGGGACCACATGTTCCAAGGCTGGCGAATGACTTTTGCAAAGTTGTTGGTTGAGTTCGATTCTCAATGGCTCCACTAATATCTTGTTTCTCCTATTAAACTAAAACCCCTAGGTTTAACACCTAAGGGTTTTTCTTATTACACATTAAAGAACTTTTTCTTTTCAATTTCAATGATTTCGTCTTTGTGTTTGTTTATAATTGTGTTCAATGTACTCTTATTTTTAAGTCCACATCGATAAAGATAGTCGTCAAGAGATTTATATTTGCATGCAAAATCTTGTATATCATGAGTCAACAAGAAAATATGACTTGTATATTCACAGTGATATTTCTCAAATACATGCTTAGCAAAACTAACCATATTTCCTATATTTTTCTTATCAACAAAAATAGTTTTTGCAAAAGCTTTATAATTGTCTTTATACAAAAAATAAGTATGTCCATATTCAAAATATTCATTATAAGCTTCACCAAACAAATACTTTACAGCATTTTTGAGTTTATTTTTCACTTCATTATTATACTTATTAACACGATAAGAATGTATCTTAGGAATAATAAAGCAACAAAGTGCAAGAATAACAATACTAATGAGAATTCCGAGAAGAATTTTATCGCCATAAGCCATTTGATTACCTCATTTTTTGATTGTTTACATACGTAATATAGGAAAATACAGTCGTTTAGTAAACGATAATCTTATCGTTTTATCTTCTCAGACACCCTAATAAATAATACGTAATAGGTTGGTTCATGGTGAACCGTAAGGTCCTAAAAGGTAAAATAAATGGATATGATAGAAAATATTTCAGTCGACAACGAGTTCGACCCAATCAAGAAGTTTAAAGAATTTGAGAAACGTTCCAGAAAGAAATGGAAACCGACTCTTGAAAGAATCAAGGAAGACCGCAAATATCTAGGCGGTGACCAGTTAGCCAAAGAAGATATTGATATTTTAGGTAAAGATAGAGCTTCTAATAAGCTCAATGTAGTGGCTAATGCAGTAAGAACAATTGTCAATACTTATAGAGAACAGCCTTACAGATGGCGTGTAGTCGATAATTCTACAGGCAAAGATTCTGAATTATTCAATCAGGCTGGTATTACATTCCTTGAAAGCCCAGAAAATTCTACGGCATGTCTTGAAGCTTTGGAATCTTCTGTATCTTTCGGTTTAGGTGTATTGGTACTCACTACAGATTATGGTGTCGACGGAAATCCAGAACCTACTCTTTATACAATTACAGATTTAGATAACATCTACTTTGACCCTGAAATGACAAAATTAAACGGCTCAGATGCAAATGAAGCTGCAATTGTAGAATTAAAATCCAGACGTTGGGTAGAAAATAACTATGGTATCGATATTTCTTCATTGGACCAGCCAGCCGTAGACATTAGTCAGGAATATGATAGAAAAGAATATATGCCTCTCGTTACATATTGGGTAAAGAGACAGGGACAGGTTATCTGCTATAGGCTTATAGGTAACGACATTGTAGAAGCTATACAATTACCAATGACTTATATTCCGGTTATTCCTCTCTTCGGTGAAAAGTTCTACGATGGTGAAAAAGAACTATGGCATGGTATAGTTGACCAGATGAAGGGAGTTCAGAAGCTAATCAATTATTCTTATTCCAATATTCTAGTAAGATTAGCTACCTCTCCGAAAAATACATGGATTTGCGATTCTGAATCTATCGAAGGTAATGAAAAGTATTTCAGAGATTCTAATAAGACGTTAAATCCGCTATTAATCTACAATAAATGGTCTGCAGATGGTAAGAGAGAACTGGAAGCTCCGCAAAGATTAAATAATGAAATTCCTTTAGGTGATGTAGGTGAAATGTTTAGCCAGTCCTTACAGATGGTTAACGCTATTATCGGTATTCCGGCTATCGGTCTTGAATCTGAAACTGAAAAAACAGCTACTGAAGTATTGACTGCTTCTAAGGTTTTCCAGAATAATATCAGAGCCTATATCTACAATTTAAGAACATCTTTGACTGTAGCTGGTATGTGCCTTTTCGAAATGATACAGGGACAGCCGCTTTACGGTGCTATCAAGATTACATGTGTTCAGGGACCTGATGATGCTCTCAAGAAGCAAGAAGCAAGAGTAATATTGCAGCAAATGGCTCCTTTAATTACAGAGCCGCAGGACCAGCGTAAGCTTTTAATAGCAATGGCTAATGTCGAACAGGATAACGAATATATCAGAACTCTTGTCGAAATGTTACAGCCTATGCCGACAGCTCAGGAAATGCAGGATCAGGAACTCATTAATCAAGCAAATTCTGAAATTAAGCAGCGTGACATGCAGATTGCACAGCTTTCTAAGGAACTTGAAGATTCTAAGCGTCAGATTGAACTTAAGGGCTATGCTTTGGAACGCGAATTCACCTTAGAAGAGTTCAAACATAAGAACGAACTCGAAAAGATGATTCTCCAACATAAGCTTGACGGTAGCTTAACTGACAAGGACCTTATGGAAATGGCTAGTGAACAAGAAAAACAGAAAATGGAACTTGAACGTGAAGGCATGAAGATGGATAGTCAGATGATGAAGACTCAGGCTGATGCAATAAAGGCTGAAAATGAGGTTAAAGTTTCAGAAGCTAAGACAAAACAGTCTATGGCTAAGATGCATGAAACTAATGCCAAGACAGCAAATAAGATTGTTAAGGAGAATGTATAATGTATAGAATTCCCGTAATTAACCAAAACGAAAGATTCTTAGATTTAAACGAACAGCCATTAGTAAACGGTAAGGTCGAAATCCTCGACCCCGTTTCTAATAACTTTTTGACAATCTGGAGTTATTCTGACGATGAATACACAGTTATGACTAACCCAGTTAGGTTAGATATTGAAGGCCGTGTAACGCAAACAATCTTTTGCGACAGGATTGTGTATGTTAGAGTTTACAAGTATTTAGGTCGCGATGAAAATAACCACGAAATATTTGAGTTCATTAGAGATTTCTATGCTGGCGAGAATTCTCCAGAAGAATCACGAGAATATGTTATCGGTATTGAAGCTTTAAAAGACCTTGATCCTTCAATTAACTCTAGTGTAAATGTTCTCGGCTATCATACAACTTATGACTGCCAAATGAGAACATACATTTGGGACCCGACTTCAACACTGGATCCTGACGGTGGCTATGTAATTGCATCAGATGTAACATCTACTGGTCGATGGATATTACAGTTTGATGGAGCTTATATTCCGTCCTCATTTTATGGAGTTTATCCTGGCCATACAACAAATATTAATGCGTTGTCTACTTATATCGGAGAAATCTATGGCAAAGCTACAGCTCCTGGAATATTCTTGATTCCTGGTAATTATGGCGATGTCAATATGACAACCACTAAGAAGGTATTAGTCTTCTCGAATACACAGATTAATTCTATAGAATGTTCTTGGATTGATGTCAAGGGCAAACCAACTAGTTGGATAGGCAATATCTTCCCTAGCGATACGACATGTCCTGTTCATTCTTCTTGGTATAAACATGCACGTAGCTTCTGGGGTTGTGCTTCTAAACAGAAATATTGTGATGGACATAATTGGATTAATGACGAAATTGTTGCAAATATGCCACAAAACTATGTCACATTCTATACAGATGGTTCTCCTGCATTGACCACTAATACTGGTAATTATAAATTGACCTTTACAGGATGTAAGCTAGTTGGAACTTCTGGCTTTTTGCATAAAGATTCTAAATGCCATTTCCAGTCTATGGAATTTACAGATAAGTATTATGTAAATGCAGTTCTAACTCCTGACAATATTACTTTCAGTACTCTTTCCGGCTTTGCAGTTACAATGGATGCAGATAATTTCAAGAATGTTGAAAATATGATTAAGCTGTATTACAAAGCTGGTTATACTGATATCAACTGTAAAAATTATGCTTGCGGTTCTAATTCTGATGTTGATTTATCTGAATACTTAACTATTCGCAATCTTAATGCAAACATGGCTTTGGTTGGTAAAGCCAATGGCTTAGCTGTTTCATTAAAGGACAGCAAAGTTAACTATTTAAAGATTAAAAATCGTAGCTTGTCAGTTGACCATACTGACATAAGAATTACTGAATGGCCTTCTAACTTTAGTAGCCTCAATGTGTCTAATCATTCTACTATTACTGGTGGTTGGTATCTGACTAAAGGTGCAGTAACTTGCACTGATTCTAATTGGTTTATGCAGATTAACGAAGCTGATGATAACACGTCTGCTGGATATGCTTTGAGATTTACTAATTCGAATATCAATGCAACAATCAATACTAAAAATATTGTATTATTAGACTGTCAGATTAATAATTCTGTTATCTCAATCTATCCATATTACGAAGATAGCAAATATAAACTTAGACTTCAGCTTGAACGTTGCAATATTACCAATGCAGACAACCCGACTATTCAATTTAAGTGTGTAGCTGGTGATAATACTGTAAAGAACTGCTGGTGGAACAATGTCAGAATCGTAGGTAACGATTTCCAGGGTAACGCTTTGGGAATTACTTGCCCATTCTGGACTAATACAAACTGGAATAACCTCTTTATCGCACGCAGCCACATTGAAACGAATAATAACCAGTATAACACTGGCTTCTATGTAGCTAACAATAAGGGTAACTGTCCGAAGTGTGCTGATTTTAGAGATATTATTCAGGGTAATATAAGCTATGACTACAATTCTAATCTTGACTGGTGGTGTTCTAAATACTATCCAATCCAGGTATTAGGTAGTTCTGGTAATCCAAATAACGGTAACGTTTACAGAATTTGGTGTCAGTATAGAGACACAGACTGTATCGGCCACACGCAAGGTGCAGTAGCTAATCAGTATGCTATTCACGGTTTGGTTGCTGAAAAAAGAATGCATGATAGAACAGTTATTGGTAATTTCAGTGACCAGCCAGCTAGAATCTGGTTTGACAACTGGATAAACAATGCATCTTTTGCTTGCTTTAATGTAGACAGCGATTTCACTGGCTCTCATGTGCAAAGTGATGTCAATGACTGGTTTGCAGCTCGTGTCATTACATATGGTGATAATCCTATTGATTTAACTGCAAATGGATTTATTGTAGGATAAATTGCAAGAGTAATTTAACAAAAAGACCAGGTTAAAAGCCTGGTTTTTTAATCTAATAAATAATAACAGTAAGGAGATTTTTTACGATGGCTAATCTAGTTGAATTATTTGATAATATCGTCCAGATGCAAAATCTAAATGGAGTGCCATTAGCTGCAGGTAAGCTTTATGTGTATGCTTTAGGTAGAACAAGATTAATGGACTCTTGGTCTGATGTGGACGGTGAAAGCCTTAATCCTAATCCGATTATTCTTGATGATGCCGGTCAGGCTCATGTTTATGTTTCAGATGACTTTGACTATACATTAGTAGTTTGTGACCAGTATAATAACGAGATTTTTAGCCTTGACAAGTATCTTTATTCCAAAGGTTCTCATAGCCATGCTGATGTTGCAGTAGCTCCTTCTGAGTCTATTGCTGTTTCTTCATATCATGTTGGCGAGACCACGGTTTATGTTCCATATTTAACAGGACAGCTAGGAAAAGTTTACGAAGGTATCGATCCAATCGTAGTAAACAATGTTGAAGATAAAATCAGTGCGAATCATGTGCCTCTCGGTGTTCAAGATCCATTATATTTCGTTCAGGACGATGAGGAAGCTTGTATAATTGGCTTCTCTGGTGAAACATTACCAGAAGGTACAATGAATGAGAGTGCATTTGGCTATCAAGATGGTCAGATTACAAGCTATAACGGAAGTGCATTCAGTGCAGGAAATTCTTATGAAGCAGGATCTTACATTGATATTGACGGTAATACTATTAATGTTACTGGTTTACAACCTGCAGGCAATTATCAGAGTGCTGGTGACTATGTAAGTGCATCTGAATTAGAAAATCTCCAGCCTAAGGGTGACTATTATTCTGCATCCAACCCTTCTGGTTTTATCACAGGAGTAGATTTAACAGACTATGCCAAAACAGAAGATCTCACAGCATATCAGCCTGTCGGAGATTATTACTCTGCTTCTAACCCTTCTGGGTTTATCAATTCAGATGCTATTTCTAGCATGGCTACTACTGGTTTTGTAGCAGGCGTTTCCGCTGATATTACTGCAATGATTCCAGATACTTCTGATATGGCCACAAAGACCTGGGTATCGTCTCAAGGTTATCTCACAGCTCATCAGTCTCTTGATGGCTTAATGAGTGCTGACCTTCTTGAATTTTCCGATAATAAGATTACTGGATATAATGGTACTGCATTTGCTGGCACAACTGTTTCTGGTGATTTTGAACTCTCAGCTGGCTCTGGTATTTCTATCGTAGACTATCCTTTAGAACAAAAGACTGTTATTTCTGTTACTGCACAGGGCGGTAATCCAGAAGTTGAACAGGCTGTTATTGATAATAGTGCAACTTGGGGAAGTGTAACAGCTAAACAGGATGAGTTAACTTTCGGTTACAAAGACACAGCTATTAGTTCTATTGACAACTCTGCACTTTATGACAATTCGGCACATGCACGTATTACTACTCTTGCGGGAAGAATTTCAGACTTATCTTCTAATAAGCTCGATACTACAGCCTTCAGTGATGTTTCTGGCACGTTCTTAACTGCTCACCAAGATTTAAGTGATTATCAGACAACCGCAGGAATGACAGCTTATCAGGAAGCAGGAGACTATTTAACAACTGCTGATTCTGCAAACTTCTATACAACTGCAAATGAAAGTGGTTTCATTTCTGAAGTTCCTGTTGGTACGATGAATGAAAGTGCATTTGAATATTCTGGTGGAATGATTACGGCCTATAATGGTAGTGCATTTAAGGCTGGTGATGAATTCCCACAGTCTGCTACGGATGCCATCGGATATGTAACTGCTACTTCTGCAAATATCGATTCTACTATCGATAACGTGTCTTCTAATTCTGGAGCATGGGGCGGAAGTGCTCTCCCGATTTCTGCAGGGCCTGGAATTAAATTCGAGATGGTCGATAATACGCTTGTGGCTTCTACTGATGAAACGGTGTTGTATAGTGGATATGAGAATGTAGGAAATGATGGTGCAGCTACATATAACTTAACAGAATTACCTACGAATTTTAACAAAATAAAAATTTACTGGTGTTTAAGAAACGACACACAGCTTGAACAAGGTAATAAAGGTGTTGGTTCTGTTGAATATGACACGAATTTATATTCAGCTGATTATACCTATATAGCAGGATTTATGGAAGGTGCTAGTGATAATACAGCATTCGAACCTTATAGATATGATGCTAATATATCTAACATAAGAACAACTTCATGGACACAAAATGGACAATTAACAAGACTTGTTAACAATCAAGTTCTTGAAAATAATGCTCAGTGGTTCCATATCTACAAGGTTATTGGTATCAACCGTAAGCAGTAATGAGGTCAAATAATGGCAGATTTGTATAAAATACAATATGCGAACAATACATTAACCTATCCAGGATGGAATGGGTTTTTGCAATATGAAAATAAGGCTGTTCCATTCCAAAGATATGAAATTACACTTTTCAAGTCTGATAATGGTGATGGTGTTTCTGCAGGTAATGTTTTGCAGCCATTCAGTGCATTTGATGAAATAGGTATTAGATGTTCTTGGCAAGATTCTAGAGCTTTGCATGGTTGTAACTGGCTTTGGTTTCCTAATAATGTTTTTACTGCATCTACAGGCAATACACAGCTTAATTACATGATTGCTGATAATAGTAATTATTATATTTTCCAAAGCAATATGAACTGGAGTAATGCAAATAAAACGTTTACAGTTCTAAATGATCAAGGTTCTAAATGGTGGGGTATGTATTCTCCGATAAATACAAATGCAACAATTGGTGCAACAAATAACGGTTCAAGACATAAAATTGTAGGTGAAATAGTGGGAGTTAAGTATCAATGATTTACAACAAGACATGTTTATTTTCTGCAACAGCTGGAACTAACTCCATAACATTATCAGAACCTTTAAGTGCATTTGAACGTTATGTTGTGAAAGTTAATCCAGGAGTATATTGGGAATCTGTTTGCACTGGTGACAGATCTGTTCAACGTTATAATCGATATGGTTCTTATAATAATGATGGTTATATGGAATGGCCAGCTAACTGGGTTATTTCTAATGGAACTAAATCGATGAGCTGTAATAGATTCCAGCTTTTGATGCAGCTTGGAACGAATAACAAAACGCAACTTTTTGGTTGGGGTAATACAGCTGGAAATATTAAAAATATTATGGAAGTCTGGGGTATAAATCGTAAAGATTATACTACAGCACAAGGTGAAGGAAAACCAGAAGGTGATTGGAAGACTTATAATGAAACTTTACTTTGGTCTGGAACAGATTATGCTAACCAATCGCATATAGATTTAAGTAACCGTGCAGTTGGTTATGAACGTTTAAAAATAGGCGTCGGTTCTTTTGGAGAATCTACAAACATTTACGATGTAGACGCTCCGCAATCTTATACTTCTTGGCTTCCCTTACGTTCTTATTGGGGAACTACTACTGGCTCTTTCTATCTTTCTATGCATCGTTATCAATGGGATAACGAAACTTCTGGCCTTTCCGCTGTTTCTGGTAAAACATGGCAATTAGGAACTGGTGCAGCTGACCCTTATTCTACTACAGGTAACTATACAGCTACTGATACTTTTATCAGAAGACCTGTTTGGGCTATTTGGGGAATAAACGAAAAAGACAAATATAAGCTGATTCCTGGAAGTATGACAGGAGGTACAATCTCAGCAAATAGAAATTCTGGTTATGAACATGATATTACCACAATTACGGGAGTTCCAGCAGGTGATGAATGGAAATGTTCAGCTATTAATATTACAGGTGCCGAACTTACTGGTAACGATTTCATGTTTGCCAATTCCAACGTTACTGCTCAGGCTGAATTCGAACATTCTAGAGATTTGACATTGGAGAACAGTGACCACGGTGTATTGAGTGCTGACAAGATGTCTGGATTTTCTGGAGATGTCGTTACTGTTGACGCTACTACTGACGAAGGATGGTATCTTTCCGCTATTGCTTTAACAGGTGCTGAAGCAACTGGTTTCAAGTTCATGTTTACTGGTTCTGACGTTACTGCATTGGGAGAATACACGGATGTTGGATTCCCGATTACATACTTGGCTGATGAACATGTTAGTGTTGACGGGCCGTCAATATACATACCAGGCGGTACTGGAGTGCAACTTCAGAGCTCCTATGATCCATATTATCGTATTGATTATGAAATTACTAACGGTGAAATTGTTGATGGTTTATTAGTTCCAACTGGACCTTGTACAGTATATGCAAAGGATAAGATTAACTACTTTACGGCTATTGGTAACTTTGAAAAAGGAAGTAATCAATCTATTGCTGGTCCACGACAGCAAAAGCAAATTGTATGGAGCTATGCAAATGTTGGTGAAAAATATGCATTACATCAAGCTCATACTGGCGATATACCAGCATCTTGGTATGCAACAAGTAATCGTTGGAATCCAAACAACGCTAGTGCATATTCTATAACATTAGATGCCAAAATGCAATTTACTGGCAAAAAAGATGCAAGCTATAATGGTGCCACTGCAGCTATGACAGGCGTTACTATGGTTGGTTCAACACAAAATCAATTGCAAACTTTTTCTGTTGATAGCAAAACAGCTACGACCAGAAGTTATTCAAAAACAGTTACAACAACAACACAAGATGTTTTTTATGGCGTTTCTGGTAGAATAGGTGCAGCAGGATATATAGCCGGTGGTATATCACGTGCTGGTACTGCAACATATATAGCTACTGGAACCAACGGCACATGGACAGCTACAGGTATTGCACCTTAAGGAGGCAAAATGGAAAATTTATTATCACAAGCATTTTCCACTGGAGATATAAAGATAGTCATAGCTGCTTTGGTAGTCTATGCTATCGTTTATATGCAGCGTAAAGATACGAAAGCTAAACGTGACGATGCTCAGGAATCCATGGACACAAGAGTCAAGCTGTTGGAGAGTGAAATCCAAGAAATAAAGAATTTAGACTTAGCTACTAAACTGGCACAAATCCAAACTGACTTAAGCTGGATCAAGGAGAAGCTTAAATGAAAAAAGAAAAACATTACGTCAACAAGACTTATGGCAATCACCAATTAGCTAGGTATATAGATGTTTACGAAGTCTCCGCAAACAGATGTCATTCTGTTCCTGAATCTGGTTACAAGGGCACTGAAGCTACACTAGTTAATGAGCCTGCTTGGAATGAAAAGTTCAGTTCTTATTCTATTACTGGTGCAACGTTGACTGGTAATAACTTTATTCTTAATAATGACGTTACTGCTAAGGCTAATTATGAGACAGCTAAGAACTTGACTTTACAAACAGATGGCCATGGTAGTATTGCAGCAAATAAAAATTCTGGATTTATCGGCGATCAGGTTACTTTGAGTAATACTCCGGCTACAAATTATGTGTTCAATAATTATACAATTACTGGAGCTACATTAACTAGTAATAAATTTAATTTTATTGGAAGTGACGTAACAGCCAAGGCTAATTTCAGATTGACAGGAACTACATATTATACAAATAATAATACTTACAGTGTTCAGAAACCTGGCACTCAAGCTGTGCCAACTGCTTATACATTAACCACAAACATAGATATAACACCTATGAATTATGCAGTTATAAAATATGATGTAGATAGCTATACTGGTGGTGCAATAATTTCTGAAGGTCCTAGAGTTACATTATATACAAATGAAGCTTTATTGCCTATCGGCTATCATTCATATACAGGTGATAGAACACATTATTTTAGTGGTAATCTAATTCAAAGCTTAGGAACTTATAACGGCACTGGCGCATTTAAATTTATAATAGACAGAAGTGCTCATAGAGGTTCTGCATTTTATAACAATAATTTAATTGATAGTAAGACATTTACATTTAACTATGCCATAAACATCGTTGACACGGCTACAAAAACTGCAGATGATATTACGAAAATTAATGAACTTTACTGGAAATCGGATAATTCTTGGCAAAAATTCTCAAATATAAGAATAGCTGGAACTACAAGTTATGCTGATGCTTATAATTATTAGGTAGTATAAATAATTACAGGAGTTTTTAGACATGAATATAGTATCTAACCATAACCGTTTATTGAGAGGCGCAGCAATTCCAACAGCTGGTGGTGATGTTTACAATTCTGGCTGGGAATATACGCCAGAAGGAGAAATTTCCGGTTACTCTGGTTCTGCAATTTATACAGGTGAAGAATGTCCATGTGATTCGGCTGCAATAGTCGATTCTGCTTTTAATAAGTCTACAGCTTGGGTTGATGAACAGAATTATTTAACAGCTCATCAGGATATAACTAATTTACCATATGTTCAGAATTCTGCATTAGGCTATAATGGTAATCTAATTTCATCTATTTCTGGTAGCGGTTTCTTTGCCGAATCTGCAAACAATTCTTATCATGCAGACGATGCTGACCATGCAACCTATGCCGATAGTGCTGAGCATGCTGATTCTGCTGATTATGTTGAATCTGCTCAAGTGGCTGAATTTGCAACTTCTTCTCTGTCATCTAATAGATCTGATGTTGCTAATTATGCTTTCAGTGCAGACCTAGTTATTAACGGTTGGGAATATGACGAAACTTCTGCAATTACTGCCTATAATGGCTCAGCTTTTAAAGCTGGACAAGGCGGTGATTACTCTGGTATTTCTCCGATTGTTGTTGACAATGAACAGCGTATTATTTCTGCACAATCTGCTAAATTAGGTGTTCAGGATCCTCTATATTTTGTAGAAGATAGTCAAACAGCTACTGTTATCGGTATTCATGATTCTGCATTTCCGACCTTCGAAGGAACAGAAGACGGTAAAATATCAGCCATTAACGGATCTGCTATCAATGCTGCTTCTGTCGTTGAATATAGCGCTGGGAATAACATCGATATTACTAATCATGTTATAAGCGTCACTGGTTCCGTCCCGTCCGCTGATAAAGCCTCTACAGCAAATTCTGCTAATTCGGCAACGTATGACAGTGACGGAAACAATATAGCTAATACTTACCTCAAGGTAACTAGCTACAAGGAATATACAGCGGGTCCGAATATCGATATTACAAATCACGTAATCTCTGGCCGCGACTGGGACGGATATATCCGCAACATAGCACAATCAGGTGATGCCACGGCATATAACGCCGCTACTGCATGGGTATACAATCAGGGATATCTTACAGGAGATTATATCCCAGTCTCTGCAATGGGTATCGATACACCAATGCCAGGGATGCTCACATACATTACAGGTTTCAGTGGTTCCGGTATTTCCGCTAGGGTAGCTGCTGAATCGTTTACTGCGTTGAAGGATTCTGATGGAAGAAGTCTTACAGCACTTATCGCAAATTCGGCGATCAATAGTGCGAATGGTTACGTAACGGGTATTAACGGTACTCCGATTTCTAGCGTTGGCGGACAAGGTGTTGAATATGAAGGTATTGCACCGATTGTTGTAAACAATGTTGAACATAAGATTTCTGCACAGTCTGCTAAATTAGGAGTTCAGGAACCATTATACTTCGTTGAAGATTCTGTTTCTGCAACAGTTATCGGTATTTCTGGACTTCCTGAAGTTGAAGGTGTAATGTATGAAAGTGCTTTAAATATTAGCAATGGTTATATCACTGGATATAACGGTTCTGCATTGTCTTCTGAACGTAGCCGTTATGCTGTATCTTCTACTTCTGCAAATGGTGCTATATCTTCTCAGACTGCAGCTGTCGTAACTGGTGGTTGGGAAACTGCTAACGGAAAGATTACTGGTTATAATGGAACTGCTTTCGCAGGTAATACTTATGATGTTAAAGCTAGTTCTAACATTAGCGTATCTACAGCTGGTAATACCTTTACGGTTTCTGGAAAGGATTGGACTAATACAATTACTGCTGCTTCTAGCTATGCTTATAATCAGGCTACTGCAGGCGGTCAAGGTAGAACTTACGATGGAGTTTACCCGATTAATGTAAACAATACAGAAAATAAAATTTCTGCATATACTATTCCATTATACGCTGGTAATTATCTTTCTATGTCTACAGCTTCAACTGGTGTTACACTCAATGTAACTGGTATGAACAAAATTAATTGGGATGTTGCAAGTAATTTAGTAACATCAAATAGCGCTTTTTGGAATGAAGGTGCATATGTAATTCAGCAGCGTAGTGCACAATATGATGCAGCTTTGTTAAATAATTCTAAAGTTTATGATAGCTATAATAATCCAAATTGGTTTGCTAACACTGCTAATAATTATTTTGGATTTAAAATCAATTCTGGAGCTTTCCAATCTACTGGATTTGGAATTAATGCTGCAACATTACGTGCTCTAAATATAAGTGGTAATACATGGCAATTATTTGTATCTATTTGTTTTGATAAATTACAGCCTTATATTACTAATGAATGGAATAGAGTAGCGAATGATTTTATAACTACTACAGGTCATTTTAATACACCGCTTAATGCTACTATTACCGATGGTTGGAATAGTAATTTTGGATGTATTGAAAGTATCGATAATTTCTTATGGTATCAAGCAGTAGCACTAAATAAATGGGCACCATTTAGTGGATATACAGCTAATAAGCAAACTGTTAATTTTACTGTAGGATGGTTTAACGGTTAAAATATGTCAATTTTAGTTCACAGTTCATATTATGAAGAGCATGGACATACTGGTTATACAACAGCTCCATTAGTATCTAATAATACTTTTTTGGAGCCTGTTGATGTTCCAAATATGGCTTATGAAATAGAAGAGTATGGTTATTACGCTCCTATCAGTACAGACAGTACTGGAAAAACAGAGCCATGGACAGCTTCTACTTATAACAAATATTCTATGTTTACTCCACGCTATGATTATGGCCATCAGGTTTTATTACCATTAGAAACATGGGCTAATGTTGGTATTTATCAGCCTACTTATGCTTATATTGAATGGTGGGAAACTTATAATGGTCTAGAGTCTACTACAGCATTCAATGGTAATTGGAAATTAGATATAACATCATATTCATGGGTTTCTAATAACACTCCAATTGGAACACCTGCTTCTGCTGCTTTAACATATACTGGTTCTACTCATGGACAATATGTTAATACTGCTAATTCTTATGTAGCTGTACAAGCTAGCACCGTTCAAGCAGATGATAGAATAATTCCATTTATAAGAGCTCATGAGACTGGCTATACTCCTGGAAGTAAATTACCTAATAGGTCTATAAGATCTGAATTTCATGCAACTATTGATTTTAATGATTCTGATAAAATGGCAATTGTTCAAGCGTGGCTTCCAGGTATGGGTTCACCATATTATTCAGCTTATGGAATGTACCCAGGATTTTTTACACAATATAAACTTACAAAGGTTTAAATAAATAAGTAAGGAGTTTTTAAAATGAGCGCAATCGTAAATTCAAATAACGTTATCTTCGCAAATGGCGGCGGAGCAAGTAATGATAATCTGAAGTTCTCTAAAGTTCTTGGCGGAACTGATAACGGTCCAGCTTCTGCACAGATTGGGCTAACTAAAATCATGTCGCCAGTTACAATGCAATACTATGAGATGTCAGTTGTTAATGAAAATAATAACACTGAAACATTCTCTATGATTCCTACTAATATTGGCTCTGGTGTATTGTATGCAGTTGGTAACGGTCCTATCACGACAGCTAATATCAATAGCTCCCCTATTTGGTGCTATGCATTTAGCACAGGAACACCATCTATGAGCACGACTAAGAGCGGTGATTATAAGGAAGTTCATTTATCTACACCTTATGACTACTATGGACCTTCTATGTTTACAGC